GCCAATTTGGGACGGAAAACGACCTTTGTTTATCGAGTATATAATTTGGCATTTCTTCTGCCCATACAACCCATTCTGCAATTCCATGCTTTTCGTGAAGATTTCCATAATTCATTATGTATTTTTGCCAATCTCCCTCGATTTCTCTTTCTTTTCCCTCTAAATCAAGTGCTAACTGTTCTTCCCGAGAAACATATTTTCCAAAAATATAATTTATAAAATTACTACTTCTTAGATTTAGATTTTTCATCTTTTATAACCTTTTTGTTTTTTATGTTTTTGACTTCTGCGATAGCTTCAGCTACTTGTTCGTCTGTTGTTCTTTCAAAAGCATCGACTTTATCTGCCATTTGCATTTTTCCGTCTTTCCCTTTTACTAAATCTGCGTCAGAATAGACAATACCACTTACGTTTGTAAATTCCCTAATAACTCTGTCTTTTGCTCTTTTGATAGCCATTGCCCAAATATAAGCATTGGTATTGTTTTTTGGGGAAGATTCCCCGTAGTCTGTATGAGTAATTCCGTCTAACGTAGCAGAGCATTTAATGACGCAAATACCTAATTGGCTATTGAATTCAATTTCTGTAAGTTTGTAATCTACAATGCCTAGTTTTTTGGCTACTTTAAGCCACCCTCTATGCAAAAGTATAGGACTTCCATGACAATCCCAAAATAGACTTTCGTCTAAATCGTAGGTTTCCATAAAAACTTTCGTTTCTTTATCAAATTTCATTGTTTTCTCCTTGTTTCAAATACCACAATAATACAAACATTTGCACAATGCAAGGAATATTTAAATAATTTTTATGTTGACTTTTTAATAATTATAGATAACTATGTATGTATAATTATATATAAATAAACATATATATTTATAATTAACTATAGTTATTAATAAATAAGTTATAAATAACTAAGGAACAAGGAATAATGACAGAACAAGAATTTAAGGCTTTTATCGAGTTAGTAGATAAAGCATATCCTAAACAGAAATTACTCAATAACACACAGAAAGGATTTTTTTGGTTAGCTTTGAGAACATATCAAATGGAAGACTGTATCAGGGCATTTTCAGTACATACACAATCTAGCGAATGGAAGCCACAAGTTTGTGATGTGGTTAAAAATCTGTCTGATTCTAGTTTAGAAATTAAAAAATATCTTTTGGATTTTTTTAACAGAAAAGAAGTAAAAGATGAAACGGCTAACAAGGTTTACCAAATGCTCGGTGGATTAAAATTGAATAAAACTTGCGAAAAAGATTACGAAAAAATAGAAGAAAGATTTGTTGAGCTTTATCGAAGCCACAAAACGAAAGAGAACTTTGATAGTTTGCCAATAAAAGTAAAAAATAAATTAATAGGAGTGATTAAGTGATAGATATAAATGAATTCCACAGGCTATTAGCCAATAATACAAAAGAAACTTATGAGAAAGCAATAATGGAGCTTTATATAATCTATGTAAGTGAAACAAAAGTATCTGAAAAACAAGGTGTTTATTCACAAGAAGATTATATTATGGGAAATGAAGACGGGAAAAAAGAAATTTTGGCTCTCATTGAAAAGCTTTTGACAGAATTGGTAAATACAAAAAATAACAAGGGAATGGCAATCGTGCCTAAAGAAGAAAAATGATTAAGCTCGGGGACGAAACATTAGAAAAAGCCGTTCATAAAATATCTGAGCTAGGGCAAGAACTTGCCAAATGGGAGAGTTTATATGAAAAATATAACTCAGAAATGAAATATCATAGAGATATGGAATATTTGAAGCTAATGAATGACAAAATGACGCAAAAAGAGAGAGAAGCTATCGCTAACACACAACAAAAAGTGATAGATTACATAGGCTTAATAGCTGAAGCTAAAGAAAAATACATAGGTTTAAGGCATAAAATTAAGTCTGCTGAATTGTTTTGTGATTTATTCAGAACACAATCTGCGAATGTACGCAGAGAAAAGAAATTTTATCAGGAGTTAAGCTAATGAGCAGAACGTGTAATAATTTTTATTTCGATACGATTGAAGAAATAGAAAACTCGGGAGAAGACTACAACAGGAATTACTCTGTAAAAGCATTACAGGAAGTAGGATTTACCGGAAAAGAAGCTAATGATTTTTGTGATGATTTAGAGTCTAAATGGGATATACAGGTAGATTATCTCGCAGAACTTGAAAGAGAAGAAAGCCCGTTTGATGATTAGGTCTGCATTTGGGAGGGGAATATAACTAGATGTGTTAACACATAATTTTTAAACATGGCTAAGAAACCTAATAAAGAAAAGCAAAAAGAATATAAAAAATGTGCGTCATTTGGTTGTACAGTGTGTGCTAAAATATACGGGGTTTTTTCTGAATGTGAAATTCATCATTTGACAGGAGCAGGAATGGCATTGAGGAACGAAGAAAAATTTATTGGGCTTTGTTATTTGCATCATAGAGGTAAAGACGGAGTACATCACAATAAAAAAATATTTGAAGAAAAATTTGGTACACAAGAGGAGTTATATGAATGGTACAAAAACAATGGTTAAGATAGAAAAAGATGTTAATTTAAGTGTAAGAAGCAAGTATGATGAATACATACAAGCTATGATTAACATGGAAAAAGGGGAATCTTTTATGGTAAATGATTATAAAATAGTAGATGCAGTAAGAAGTTATGCTTGGAGAAAAGGTTTTAAAGTGTCTTTTCGTACTGTTGCTCGAGAAAAATACAGGATTTGGAAACTTGAAAGCTGAATTATTAGCAAAATTACTGCCCTCATCATGCGATTTGTCTTCCACAAGGTCAAAAAGCCACGACTCTATTACGTCAGAAGATGTGCTTCTAAAGCTTTCATATGCAAGACTAACCAATAATGAACTATATTATGTTTTGTCTAAATTTTTAGACGATGATTCTTCACGTGGAAAAATATATTTTAATTTAGTAAAAGAATTAAAAATTTTATTTGGTGTAGATGATGATTTGGTGTCAAACGATTTGGTGTCAAATTACGTACAAGCTTGTATAACAGAATCTATTATAATAAAATGTCCGTTCTGCAATGGAATTGGTGTGCTTTTGTTTAAAAACTCTGTAGAAAACTGTCCACATTGTAACGAGGGAAATTTTATATATACAGATTTAATTAGGTCTAGCTTTGTTGGTGTAGAAGAAAAAGACTTCAATAAAGAAAAATATAAAATAATTATGAATAAACTAGAAGACATTGAAATAAGTGCTTTAAATAAACTAGAGAACACATGATGGATATAAAAGCAAAAGGTCTATTTTCTACTCCCCCTAATTATGTAGGCGTAGCAAGTCTAGATGAATTGGTTAAAAGTAGAAAAAAAAGAGAAAGACAAGAGAGAAGACAAGAAAGAAAAGCGTTAAAAATACTAGAACAAGAAGAATTAGAAAAAAGTGGCGAAAGATTTTTAAATGCAAAGTTTAATACTAAAAAATTAAAAGAAGAATTTATAAACAATTTAAATGAAGAAAAAATAATTGAAACTGGTTTGTCAGATATTATACAGAAAGGCGTACCTTATCCCGGTGTAAGATTTCCAGATTCTAACAAAGCACAGCAAAAGGTTTATGATTCACTATCAAAAAGCGAAAAGAAAATGCACCATAATTATCTAAGAGCATTAAGCATTATGGTTTCGGGTGATTCTTTTTTAGTTGAAAGTTGGAAAAGTATGTTTTTGCTTGATTATCTTAGTAGGCAAGGAAAGATAAAATTTAAATTTATATTTTTAGGTGAATCTAAATATAGGGTTTGGAAGCTAAAAGATAACGAAGAAAGTTCAAAATGGCTTTCTTCAAAATACGAAACCAAAGAAGTAAATGGCAATATAATTAATAACACCAAAACTAAACTCAAGAAAGAAGTAAATGGTAATAAATAGGTGATACATGAAAAAAAATTACTACTGTTATAGAGCAACAGTTGTTTTTAGTGGTGCAGTTGGTGCAATTTCAGAAGAAGAAGCTATCGACAAAGTTGTTAAAAATAGCAAAAAACTACCTGAAATTGTGTCTTTTACACATAAAGAAGTAAAAGTACGTAAACTACAAAAAAAACCTCAAAAAGGGTTATATCATGACGCTAAATACGAGCTTTAATGTTTAGTCAAAGAAGGTTTTGGTGATTGTTTTTTTACTGTTTTAATATTTTTTTTAGATTTTTTTTCTTCTATTTCTTGTAGTTTTGGTGCAAAACCGGGCATATCTTTAACCAAAACAGCTAATTCTTCCATAAGTTCTGCGTCAGATTTTTGTTTAGTGTCATCTATGTTTAAGTTTATAGTTTGAGGATTAAAATTAGCTAGTTCTAAAACAAGTCTTGCAGAATTTAAAACTACAGAATCTTGTTCAGAATTTAACATATCTTGTAGTCTGCTAATTGCGTAGCTAGAAGTAGATGCTATTCTTTCTTCATTTTTTTTCCTAATTTCATTAGACAGTTTTTTACGAAGATAAGAACCCATTTGGTTAGGACTTTTATCTTTGTCCCAACCTGCTTTTATACAACTAGCTTTAGCATTTCCCTGTGTGTCTCCCTCACAAAAAAATTCTATAAACTTGGCTTCTTTGTCTAAGTCTGCTTTTTTTGGCATATTATTGTCCTAACGGGTTGTCTGACCTTGCTTTCATCTCATTAACTTTAGCATTTAATACTGCTATCTCTGCTTTGTTAATAGCGATGTCTGCTGTCAAGGGTTTAATGTCTACTGATTGTCTAGCTTCTAATACTTCTACTCTTTGAATCAATTGTCCTTGATAGACAAACAATCCACCTAGAGTAATAACTAAACCAATAGCTCCTGTGATTACTTTAATATCCACGAATCCTCCTCAGATGTTCTTGTGTTCTTATAACTTCATCAATACTTTTTTGAATGTTTGTTTGACGTTGTGCCATAGAGTCGTTGTAAACATTTTGATTCTTAGCATATATATCTCGCAAATCAATGTATTCTCTTTGGTCATCATAACTACCTCCATCAATAACTAATTGATTATTAAATATATTATTGTTGGTTTGTCCGTAATTGTCCATAGAAAGTGGGCTTTCCATAGCCCTAGCTACAATGAGGGAAGTAGCAACCAGTCTTTGGTCTACTCGTTTGAGAGTTTCGTTAACTTTTTTTTCTATAGATTCTATCGAAATAGTTTGAGTACTGACTTTAGTGTTTCTACTATCCCTGCTTTCTTCCACCTCATTATCTCGGCTTTCGAGGGTTTCTTCTCTTTCAGCAACTGTTTCAGTTCTTCCATTTCCTGATTCACTATCTGTTGTTTCTCCTTCTCCGACAGCTTCATTTACTTCTTCAGAAGCGACTGTAGTTTCTGCTTCAGGTTCAGGAGTATTGCTTTCAGTCTGTTCCACAGCTTCAGGTGTAGACTCTGCGACTGTGCTTTCTTCTTTAGACTCTGTAGTAATTCTTTCTTCATTTTCTTTTGGTGCAGATTCATTTCCTGCTCCTGTTGTTTCTTCAATGCTTGTTCTTTCTTCAACTCCTCCTCGAACTTCTTCAAGTGGAGTTTCTCGCTGAGAGATTCTGCTAGGGTTTGGGGTTTCGATGAGGGTCTGCCGTTCTTCTTTTGGTTGACTGACTTCTTCTGCAAAGAATTCTTGTATGACTTCGCTTGTTGGCGTGTTGTTGAAACTTTCTGTTGTTTCAATTCTTTCTTCAAAACTTTGGATTTCTGTTGTGAATGTTTCGATGGTCTTTGGTTCTTCATATGATACCTCCATTGGTATTTCTTTGAACACGTTTACTGTTCCTATATTAATTTCTTCTTTTTTAATTTCTTCAATAAATACTTCTTCAAACTTTTCAACGAATATCTCAGGTTCTTCATAAACTTCAAAAGTAAATTCTTCTATTGGTATAAACTCTACTGTTTCTATTTTTTGTTGTATAGTTTCATCTATTGTTTCATTTATTTCTGATATAGTACTTTGCTGTTCAACAGACAAAAGACTATGTTCTATAGTTAATGTAGGATTTTTTACATCAGGAGACCAGTGAGAACTAGATTGACTGGTATCTGAAAAATCATATCTTACTTTGATGTTAAAGTTAGATTGATTATTAATTCCTTGAGTGTAAGAGTCTGTATAAGTTACATAGCTACCACAATTATTGCCATCACAAGGTGAGCTAACAACATCTCTTACTTGTGTTGTAACACTTCCATCTGCTCCTGTTATGGTCTGTGTCATTCTAACTGTAGATTGATAATCGTTCCAATGCCATATGTCACTGCCAAAAGTAGATGTCCAACCACCATTCATTTGAGATTTATTAAGGGTATCACCTAACGTAATAGTATTTTCTAAATACTTACCATGAACACCGGCAATAATTGAGTTACCATGATTATGGTCATTAGTTCCTGACCAACCATTGATAGGTTTACCACTATCAAAATAAGTTTGATTTAAAAGATTCCCTGTCTGCTCAGCAAACAGGGAAATTGAAGGAAAACAAATGAATAATAATACTAAGTATTTCATTGTTTTGTGGGTGCGTCAACTTTTATTTCGTTGTTGCCCCATACCTCCATCGTTCCTAATGTTACTGAATGTGTAGCACAACCAGTTAATATAAAAGATAGCAGTATTGCTCTAATCATTCCAAGTCATACTCGGTTTAGTTTGAGTAGCTCCTGTTAATTCTTGTTTGCGTTTTTCAACCCATTTAGCTTTAGCTTTTTCTCCAATTAGTCCGTCTATAGGACATGGTGTCCCTGCCATCATCATGGCTTCCCATACATTTTCATCTTGACACATTAATGATATTGCTGCGACTTTCATACCTAATTTAGCTAATACTGATACAGACTTTCTTCTTTCGCATTTAGGGTCTACATAATAACTCCCAAACGTGCCTGAGAAGCCGATTACAGTAATTCCTGCTGCTAATGGTATAACACAGCTATCTTGACCATAAACACTCATAGCAGGTGCTGACGAGCTGTTAACTGCTGTTTTAGTATTTGTACTATTATTTGTTTCGTTATTTGTTGTGCTGTTAGAACTAGAACCCGATTGGTAGGTTGTACTCGATTCATACCCACCTGTAATGGCAGTATTTGAACCTGCGTTGTTTGATTGAGTATTAGTAGTAGCTCCCGAACTCGTTACATCACCAATAGCGTCAGCTATGCCATAAGCCAATATAATTACTATCATTACCCATAAACATTGTTTTCTTAGGATTTGCGACATTTCCATTTCCTAAGTGCTAGTGCTTTCCTTGTTGGTCTGCCCTTAGAATCTTTCATAGGGCCTTTAACACCCCCCATTCTTGCACAAAAACTAGCCCTTCTTCCTGCTGCTTTAGAACCTTTGGGTGCTTTACCTGTTACAGGTCTTTTAAGATTAGCTCCTGTAGTTCTTTTAAAATATTTTCTACCAGCTTCGTTAAGTCCACCAGTTTTGCTTTGATATCTTTTTGCTACCATGTTATTTCCTAGTTAAAGAACCACCGAAATATAGCCCAATAATTGAGAATATTGTGTGTGATTGTAAGTTTGTTATAAAAATTGTATTACCTTCTTCAAAATATGATGTTTCATAAGTAGAGCCAAATATCCACCAACCACTATCGGCTTCAGTTACAATTTGATATGCTACATTAACGTCAGTAAAGATAGGAGCAATGATAGGTACTACAATAATACTGAATACACACATTAGGGCTATCCATCTACGAGTATGCTTAGTATGTGCATCTTTAACATCACGAGCTTTGTCAGTTTGTTTAGCTGCAAAATCTGCTCTTTGCATTAACATTTTTTCTCTTTCGGCTTCTGCTTGTCCTTTCTGTGCTATAATAGACATAACGCCACCTAAAACAGTAGACGCTAACATTGACAGTAATTCCATTGGTATCATCTTATACCTCCTACTGGGTTTAATATATCTTCGTCAGGTCTTGCGAAAGCTCCAGTAGCTTGACCAGTAGTCTCTATACCTGCTTGTTGCATAGTAATCATTAATCTTCTATATGCTTCAGGATTAACTCTTGATAAAACTTTTTCTTTATATGCGTTAAATTTAGAAGCACTTTTAGTTCCTTCGTTTAACTCACTCATAATTCTTGTTCCTGCTGCATCACCTGCTGGTGTGCCACTCCTTTTTATTGCAGTATTTATAAGTTCTTTTGAATAAGGTTTTGCTAAAAAATTTGTTACACTTCGCATAATACCTAAAGAAACTGCTGTAGAGCCTATTCCAATACTTCCTGATAAAATTGCATTTCTAACAACAAAATTACTCATGTTAGGCTCTTTTATCATGTACTGCTCCATAACTTTAGCTATTTTTGGTAATTCGTTTATTATTTTTTCTGCACTTTCTCCATAAGCAACTTGTATTCTCGCTTTCATAGCATTGCCACCACTACCATCTATTCCCATAGCTTTTCTAAAATCAGGAACTGTAGAAGCGAAGTCTCCTGTTCTATTAGTTTTAGCAAATACAGTTTTATAAAAAATATCGTCCATTTCTTGTGAAACTAAAGCTTTATATGAACTTAAGCCATCTGTAGAACCTTCATCTAATATTTTTTTTAAGTATCGTTGAGAAGCTACATCTGGTGCATCAAAATATTTTTTAACAACTGTACCCAATGTTACAGAATTAGGTATTTTTTGAGCTAAATTTACTCCTGAAATAGAATATTCAGGTGCTTCTTTAGCAACAATATTATACATATTTTGCGAACCCATTGTCTGTAATGCTGGTATATTTGCTTCAATATCTGAAGCTAATTGTCTTTGTATAGCTTTTGCACTTTCTAATTGATTAAATGCAGCAAGACCATCGTCTCCTGCACCTTTTAAGGTTTGTTCTATTCCTGCTTTAATACTGCCTAATCTAGCTATTGCTCCTGCATCTCCGGGTTCTGCTCTAGCCCCTACTCCTCTAGTATTCTTTTTTAATAAACCTAAAGAATCTCTTACGTTAGCATATAATTGATTTAAATTTGCACCTGACATTGTTCCGTCTGCCTTAAACTTAACATCTCTTAATATATATTCTTTCCCATTTTTTTTCATATATCTGTTTTGCATATCTTTTATAGCACTAGCAGATTCGTTAAATTGATTATTTCTAGCAAAAATACCAAACGAAGTTTGTGCTTCTCCTTTTACGCCAATCATTTCTTGTAAAGTTTTTCCGTTTGCAATAACATCTGAGGGTTGCCCATCAATAGTTCCTCTTAGATTTCCTTGTGTTATAGGAACAGGAGTTTTTAAATTAACAATGCTTTTGTCAAATGCTTTATAAGCTTCTTTTTTAGCTTGTACTACTTGGTTTATATTTTTTTCTACATTTTGTATAAAAGCAGCACCTAGTCTTGTGTTGTTTAGTTCATCAGGTATATTTTTAGGGTCTCTAATAATTTTATTGCCTTTTACTACAAATGCACCCGGACTCAAAAGAGGTTCTTTTGTTAAATTAGCATCTCTTTTTACTCCGTCTACAAGTCTTTTAACTAATTCGTTTACTTGTTTTGTATAAAGTTTTTGAACAGGACTCCCTAAAATAGGCATAACACCTGCTGCTTGAAAATAACTTTTAATTAGTTCAGGAGACATTGCTGCCATATATGGTGTAAGACCTTGTTCTTGCATTTCTTTTACTGTAGTGTCTACAAGCCCCTGTAATTGTTTTTCTTTGTCTGTAAACATTCTTTGTAAAAAACCTACTTTTTTAGGAATACCATCTGATATTTTTGTTAATTCTTCAGGACTTTTGTTGGCTAAATTTGCTGCACCTCTTTGACTTATCTTTGCTGCATTTCCCAAACCTACTCCTAGTGCGTTAAAAACTCCACCAACAGCAAGAGTACCACCAAAATCAATAAGTCCTGCCATACCTGCGTCAGATACTTTTTTTCCTATTGGTGCTAAAGGCAAGTCAGGGTTAAGTAATTCTGCTAACTCTCTATATCCTGCTGTAGCTGCTGCTCCACCCAAACCAGCACCAACTGATGCAGATGTTAAAGGGTTTTGTCTACCTGCTAGACCTGCTGCACCACCTAATACAGCTCCTATTGTAGCTCCACCAATTCTCATAATTGGTTCTATAGAAGCAGGTAAGTCTGTAGGATAATCATTTTCTGTTAAAAGACCTAATTTTATGCCTTTGTTTCTAACATTGGCATAGTATTTTTTAGCATCTATTCTACCTGCTTGTAATAAAGTAGAACCTGCTCTTTTATAATTATTAAACTCATTTTGTATTATGTCTTGTCTTCTTTTTCTTTCTAATAAATCCATAATTATTGCTCAAAATAGTTGTTTAAGTCATTTAAATCTTGCTCTGTAAATTCACCACCTAACATTCCGGGTGTATCATAAAAAGCTTCTTTACCATATCCAGCTTTTTCAAAAGAACCTGTAACAACATTTAATCTATCAACCATGTAATTTAAGTCTCCAAGTTTATTTTCGTATTCAATCCTTTTACTTGCTGTTTCTGCGTTATTTCTTAAACCTTCCATTTGTACTATTTGGTCTCTAAAAATATTTTTTAATTGTGAGTATTTAGAATAAGCTAAATCATCACCCTCTAAAGTCCCAACAGGAATAGTTTTTTGTATTTGTTCTAACAAGAATTTTGAAGGTCTACCTGAATATAAACTTGCTCCGATTGATAACACATCTCTGTTTAAACCCTCTCTAGCTGCTAATGCTCTGTTAGATTCTAAATTTTGTATTCCTACAGCAGAACCTACTTTTGCAAATCCCATTTGCACAGCATCAAAAGCTCCAAAAGCTTCAGGTATTAAGGCATCGTTTTGTTGTGTTTTTAAATCATATTCTCTCATAGAAGATATAGGAGGAGGTGTAGTTCCTACTTCTGCTCTTGATTTATTTAAAGAAGTTAATAATGCTTCTCCTTGTTTGTCTTGTGCATCAAACCCTTGTGCTAATGTTTGATTAGCAGTTTGGAAACCTTGTGAATTTGGTCCTATGCTTGGTGCAGTTCTAGCTGCAAGAGCAAACATATCGTTTATTCCTTTTGCTTCTTTATATTTTTCTAAGTCTGCTTTAGTAACATTACCCGTGATAGCACCCTCTATAAGGGCTAAATTAGGGTTAAAAAACGTAGCTACGTCTTGTGGGTTTATACTGCTAGGCATTTTGGGTTCAGGGCTACCCTGTACTCTGTTTTTATCTTCATCAAAAAACGATGTTAATTGACTACCGACTACCTGTATATCATCAAATAAACTCATATTTTTCTCCTATTGAAACATTCCACCAATACGTCTATAAAACTCAGGGTCTAAAAACCCAAGAGGTCTTTGTCCATAGTATTGTTGCATTGGGGTTTGATTATTAAAAATACCCATATTAAAATTTCCTGTATTTCCCATATATTGATTTTTGTTTTGGTTTGACAAAAAGTTAGCTAAACCCATTATTTGTGCTAAATCTCCAGTAGCAGGAGCATTTACTGTGTTTGATTTCATTCCTCCAACAGCTTGTGTTCCATCAGGGTTAGTATAAATAGTTCTGCTTGTGCCTGTGCCTACAGTTTCTGTAGGAGCAGCAACAGGACCTATTCCTTCTCCTCTTGCGTTAAAAGCAATATTATTAGGATTGCTTCTAGGGTCGTCTGCTATATTAAGAGAGTTTGGAGATGTGCTTTGAAAATTAGTAACCTCCCTAGAACCCCTTACTAAATCAGCTTCTGTAAGTATTCTTCCATTGTCGTCAGAAATATATTTTTGTGTTTTAGGGTCATACATTTTTTCTCTGTATATTGGTTCGTCTCCGAATCCAAAAGTCCTAGCAATAATACCTCTGTCTTCTCCTTCTCCTATTTCGTCAGGTTGAAAAACTCCTTTTTCATCATATCTTCCTCTTTCTATCCTATCACCATATATATTTTGAGGAGGTTGACTGCCTTCAAGCATTGCAGCACCAGTAGTTATGTTTGATATAGCATCATCTAATTTTCCTCGTTCTGCTTTTGCTGTTGTTGGTGAAATTGCGTTAGTATCAGGTAAAGCATTAAAAGCTATTTCAAATTGACCTTTTTCTCCTGTATATCCTTGTTCTAATCTGTATAATTCAGCTTCTTCTGCAAATTCAGGTTTATTTGCAGGGTCTGCTTCAGAACCAGTTATTCCTGAAAACATTTTATCTGTAACGCTACCCGTATTATTAAAAATATTTTTTTGTTTTTTAAATTCTTCGTAAGATTGTTTTGTTATTTTTGGTACAATTTCTCCTGATTTTATTCTATCTTGATAAGAGCCACTAGTACTTGTTCCGTCTCTCATAACTAAATTTCCTTGCCCGTCATAATATGCGTCTCTGCCGGGTTGGTTTAATCCTGCGTTTTCATCAGGCATAGCTGCGTATGCACCTGTTCCTAAAAGACCTAGTCCTATACCAGTCGGACTTGCTGCAAAACGTCCAGTAGCCAATAATCCACGACCTGTTGCATTTGCTCCTGTACGTATTCCTTGATTTACTGTACTTAATAAACCTTGTCCTGTGCCTTGTGGGTACATTTTGCTACCAGCAGTAGGATTTAATGTATTGCGACCTAGTAAATTTGCTTTTTGCCCTGTTCCTCCTCTTTTTAATAAAGGATTATTTTTTAAAATAGTAGCTTGTGCTGCGTCTCCTTTTCCTATTTGAACATTTATAACATTTTTGTTGCTAACAACATCTTTTCCACCTAGTTTTTGAGTTATATCTCCTTTTTTACCTACTTTCCTGTAAGTTTCCATTATTTTACTAGCTGTTCTTTGATTAACTCCCAGTTCTCTCATAAGTGTTTGAACACCCTGTTTAGAGCCATATCTAGATAATAATCCTCTAATTACTCCATATGCTATTGGTACTACTGGTAATGCCATAATTTATCTCCTAATCGAATAATCCTAATGCTGAACCTATGCCAACTGCCCAACCTATCGGGGTTGCATAACTTGCTAATCCTAAACCCGATAAAGCTGCTGAACCTAATGCTTGTGATGTTGCATAACCTGCTGCTGCACCACCTAATGCCCTTTGACCAAATGATGGGTCTGCTGCGTTCATAGTTCCTGTTGTTGTATTAAATGGTGTATTTTGCCCAACAATAGAACTGTATTGATTTAATGCGTCAATAGGTTGTTGTTGTTGTGCCATATATCTAGCCATATTTTCATCTATCTGTTGTTGTTGTCTTTGTTCTTGTGCAAGACCTAAACTAGCTAATGTTTGTGCTGGTGTAGTAAGAGTCTGTAGAGTTTGTGGTGAATACGCTAATGCTCTTTGTTGGTTTAATGCTGCGTCTTTATATGCGTCAGAATACATCTTAGAGGAAATGTCTCCTGCTTTTGTTAAGTAATCACTAATTACACCTTGCTCTAAAATAGCCTGTCTGCTTCCGTCAAGCTGACCTACTTCTGTAGCACCACGTCTAGCTTGTTGTAATAAACCTTGTGCTTGAGAATAAACTGGACGTAAAGCTGCTTCTGTAGCTCCTGCTAAATAAGGATTTGTAGCTAAGTTTTGTGGTCCTGCTAAAGCAAAGTTTTGTGCATTTGCTATATTGTTGACCATTGTTTGTTGGTCTCCAGCAGATAAACGTCTTAATGCTGCTTCTGCATTAATAGTGTCATCTGATACAGGTGCAAATGTTCTATCAGGGTAAGGTATTATACCCCCTTGATTATATAAATTTCGTGATTGACTATATAAATCACTTAAATAAGGTGCTTGTAAGTCAGAAGGTTCTATCTTCTGTACTTGTGTTCCACCACCACCACTTGATTTACCCATAATATTACCTCTAATGTATTGTTGTGAGTTCTTTGCCTAGAACAACATAGGTGTTTGAATACCCAAATTTTTCTAGTTTTTTAATAAATCCTTTTCTGCAATAGGTTTCTATAGAATCGCAATCGTTTTCTTCTGCCCATTTTTCTAAAATATCTAGCCATTCTTCTACCCATTCATTCAGGTCTCGACCACCTAAACTAACAATTCTGCATACTTTTTTCTGTGGATATTGTACGATTTCAGTTGTTAAGGCACATATTATTTCTTTTTCATCGTTGTATAATATCCATAACTGCATTTCTTGATTAATTAATTTGTCATAATAATCCATTACAGATAGCTCATATTGGCTATGACTATTACCCATTTCTATAAATTTTGCACATCTATCCCAAACAGCGTCTATTTTGTCAGATGTAATTCCTGCTATATATAAATTCATAGCTATCTCCTATTGACTTACTTGTATAATACTGAGTGTAACAGATGGGGTTTCAGGGGCAAATGCTGTAGCTGCATTATGTTGTAGTTCTACGTCAGTACTGTCTGATGCCCAAAATGCTTGTAAGTATTGTCCTGCTGTTATGCTAAATATTCCATTCCTAGATATTATTTTCTTCTCTGAATTTTCATGTAATGTAGAAATAATCGTAGACTGAGAACTGGTTACTCCATTTATCTTTGGAAAGAAGTATACAGTTTTTGTATTAGAACTTTCTGATGATAAAGTCGCATGAAAAGTTACATGATACTTACCTGTATGA